CTTGATATGGCGGCTTTGGATATACTCCATGCTCCTTTCTGCCCTTCTTAGCTGGATCTTTATAATACAATACAAATGATCCAACTTTGTTTTGCTCATCAAGAGCTGGCAATGTTCTTAGATTTGTTTTCTCAGCTGATTGCTGTTGCACTGTCCAATCATCAGAAAGATAGTACATTCTTTCATCAGATGATATTCTAATCATATCAATTGGTAGATATTCCCACACAGCAACTCTGGTCCCTTCTCTATTCCAGGTACCTTTGACTGCGAATGCACCAAACAACTCATAATCAAATGCCAATTGCTCAACAATCTCATTCATATTGAAATCAGAATAAGGATTGGCAATGAATCTTGCAAGCTCTCCAGATACAACCTCAAGACCTCCACCGGCAATGTAATGTGTTTTATTCTTGATGATACCTTGGTGCCATGCTGATCCATTGTAAAGATCCACCAAAAAATATGGATAGTCATTCTTTTTTCCCCATTTAATAAAGCCAAGCATTCTGTCTTGCTCCTCAATAGCAAGGACAAAATCCTTTCTGAATGACATTGATTCAAGTTTCTTATTCATAAATGTTAAATGTTATATTTGTTGAGAATTCATTTGATGGTGAATCTTGCACATATACATGAGCTCTTCCCTCCTCAACCAATCCATCTGATAAGTCTGGATCTAAATTGACAGCGGATGTTTGCTGATATATTCTATAAGTGTAATATCCATCATAATCAAAGGTGACATCCACACCATCAGTCAGTTCAAACTCATCATATCTGGTGATGGCATTGCTGAGATTTGGTAGAATGCAATAATATTTTAAGAAAGATTGCTCATGCTCAAACTCAAATAGGTAATGAACTGGACTCACTGTTGTCAGTTCCGTCACTGTCACTATCATTGTTGATGTTGAGCTCTTCTCTAATCTTAGCATCTTTAATTAGTTTTGGTTTACGTTTTTCAAATATGTGCAAGAGTCCAATCTTAGCATAAAAATCCTCTTTGCCTCTTTCAATAGCTATCCATTTACTTAGTAATGGCGACCATTGCATTGAGCCTATATATTTTTTTAGTATTTCCATGATTCAAATATAACAAAAAAGGAGGGACACAGCCCTCCCTTATTATAAGAGTTTATTCAATTCTTAAATTGATGGAGATTGCTGTGCCAATAAAGAGGCATAAACAGCAGAATCAACATCTGGAACTGGATCATTTTCCAATCCACCCATGATGATATCATGACCTAATCTGTCAGATTTCAATACTCCAGATCCATAAGCGGAAGCTTCAGCAATTTGAAGGCCTTCACCAAATCCAAGAGCAACATAAGTACCATCAGCTTTCTCAACAATAGCAACACACTCATTCTGACCTAACAAATGAATCTCTGATCTCAACTCTTTTGTGTCAGATGCTAAGATCATTGTCAATGTTTGCTCATACCAAAGTGTCCCATTTCCTTTATTAACTCGGATTGGAGCTGTGTAGCTTGAAAGATTTGACTTTAACTTATATAAAAAAACCTCACCAGAAACAGTCAATGATGTAACTTCATTGTCAACAACACTACTATTAGTAACATTGCCCAATGGGAATATCATAACAGATTTAATACCACCTTTTCCATTGGTACATGTTCTGTCATTGTATCCGGTTGTCATATTACAAGCCATTTTTCTTAGTTTTTTTAATGTTATTAAATAGGGAGGAGTTACCCCCTCCCATTATTATTTATTAGTTTGGAGATCCAGTTCCATTCCATACTCCGATCTGATCCAAGAAAGGTACTTGAACACCAGCTCTGAACTTAGAACGTAAATAGATTACATCATCATCTTGAGAATACCATAAATCAAAGTTTTCAAAATCAGATGATAAGTCAGTACCAAATACAAAGTGAGAAGCTCTACCAGTGTAAATGTTATCAAGACCATTCAATCCATTAACTTTAACAATTCTCATGTTTGTTCCTGGTAAAACAAGCTCATTCAAGTCACCAATGTTTGATGGATTGTAATGGAATAAGTTGTCATCAACTAAATTCTTAGTTAAGTAGTTGAAATTCTCACGACCAGTGAAACAAATGAAATCATTAGCCTCAGCAACATTTGCTGGAGTTTCAATGAAACAATTGTAGAATACATCAAATGCATTAGATGCAGAGATTGATGCAACAGATGTAGTGTTCAAATTCACACAACCATTTGCAGTCGTTAAGAATTGACGGAATCCATTCATCTTAGCCAAGTTACCAGATCCAGAAACTTTGTTTCCTTTCCAGATTAATTTGTCCAATTCAAATGAATGTAACTGCAATAAATAGCTGATGATTTGTTGCTCAAATGGAAGAGTCTTATCTTCTGCAGATGCACCTGGACGCAATCCTAACTGAGTCCAAAAACCATCAAGATCTTTTTGACAGAAAGATTTCATATATCCAAGAGTCTCAACTGCGATTGCACGATCAGTGAATACAGTGTCTCCATCTGGAGTCATTGTACAATCACCATCCTGGTAAACAATTGAATCATCCATTAATTTCAATTCTTGAGATCCTTTGATCCCTTGCTGAATTGTTACATATTGTAATGTGCGAGCTTCAGTAACTGACTTAACAATTAAGTCTTCTCTTTGCTCATCAACATAAGCGGCAAGACCAGAAACATCCCAGTCAAATTTGCCTTTAAGGTACTTTTTTAATGACATTTTATTTATACTTTAGAATTTTTTAAAAATAGTTGTCTGGCTGTCAAGTTGCCAACTTTGCTGAATTTCTCAGCTTCTTTGGTTTCCACAGATGGTTGAGCTTTGAAAGCCTCGAATTCACTTTTCAATGAACTCAACTCATTAACCAATGTTGCGTTATTTTCTGCAATAGCCTTAGTCATTTCTGCTAAGCCTTCGACAGCTTTTGAGAATGCCTCAAGTTTTGCATTTACAATTGATTCAACTTGCTCTGCACTCATTGACTCAGCACTTGTTTCCTCAACAGCAACCTCTCCATCTCCTTCATTTTCTCTCTCATCAATTATCTCTGTGATGATACCTTCTGCATCAACAACAATTGATACACCGGCAAGCTCACCAGATAATGCATGAGTTCCTTCTGGAGCTGGAATCATTTCGCCATCAGCAACAACAAATACTGGCATGCCAACCTCAAGAGCTTCATACTCTATCACAGTTGTGCCATCAGCCAAAGTTGCTTGTTCAAATCTTTCAACGCTTTTTGAGAATTGTGCTTTCATTTCAGCAATCAATTCCTTAATAGTTTGTAATTCTTTGTTCATGTTTATTATAATTTATTGTTCGAAAATACCTAACTCTTTAAGCTTTGCCTCTGCCCATCTCTTTCCAGCAAGTCCACCCCATAATAAATATGAGATTGTTCCACATGCTGAATTGTCATCTGGATTATAATACTCCTCTGCTCTTGACAGATATGAATACATCCTCTTGATGATGGCCACTGAGACAGTTTGCTTGTTTGCCAAAGTCGTTGCTCTTAAGCGGCCAACTCTTGTTGCACATTTATTTCCATACTTTTGGTTGAGCTCAATTCCTTTCTTGGCATTGTTGCTCACAGCTTCTGGATAGTCATTGTAAAATCGGATGTATTCCTGTACTGATTTCAGCTCTTGATAAATGTAAGCGAATTCATGCTCCCATCCTTTGCCAGTCTCAAGCAATTGGAACACACCCTCAATTGAGAATCCAGTAAACATTCCAGCCTTGGCTGCCTCATATACATCCTTATTGGTTACCTTATAACTCACAATCCATGATCCATCATTTTCATTCTTGAATCTTTCTGGAGCTGTGAATCCTTTTGCCTCATCAATGATGTAACTCATGATCATATAGATTCCATCAACCACTCTCTTGCTGTCATGCTCAAGATTTACATTGTTAAAGTTCTCTCTCCTGGCATAATCAAATACAATATCTTTGATTGCCTTTGGTGAAAAGTTCACATAATATTCCTCGCCAGTCTGAGGATCTCTTCTGAATATGGGAGTGTCCGCAGATATAGCAATTCCAGTGATGACTTGCTCTTCATCATTGAATTGATAAGCAATCTTTTTGCTGAATGTTTCAAATGATTTCTCATGTGCTGGATTGGCTACCAATGAATTGAATGATACTGTTGTTTCTGGATCATCAAGATCAATGACAATATCATAAAGAGGTAATTCTCTAATCATAATTATTATGTAAATTTGTTCGAAATGGTTTTTGTTTATCCATACCATAGCAAGTCTGAATCTGACTTTGAAATCAACCAATCAATAAGATGGTTGAGATTGGTTTATCCGGATGCTGAGATATGGACAGTTGGTAAAGCTATTGATGGAGCCAATAATATTCCATGCACTCAGCACAATAATATTAGAGGATGTGATGTTACCAATAGAATCTTGACTTTTGCTAAGAAGATTGGTGGTGATTTCATTTATATGAACAAAGATTTTTTCATTACAAAGATATGGCAACCTCATGTGGCCATTAACATGGGATCAATAGTTGTCAATCCAGAACATCCTCCACACACTCAGATTGCTCAACAGAATACTTTGGAATTCTTGAAACATAACAGCTTTACAGCCTACAATTATGAGACACATACACCAGTTATGATGAACAGTCAAAAACTGATTGATCTATTTGACAACATCAACTGGCAGAATGACAACCATTTTATCAAGTCAATCTATTGTAATGTGTACAAAGTTCCTTCAAAGGATGGATTCAATTGCAAGGTATCTGTACCTTCAATTGACAAAGCAAAAGAATTGATTACACTTCAAGGATGTTTCTCAACTGGTGATAATTTCTGGACACAAAACAGTTCCAATTGGATTAAAATTAAAATGTAGTTTTAGCTTCTTGTAATTGAACTTTGTTTTGAGTGTTGGATATGTCTGATTCCAATACAACCACTTGTGTTGTTGTCATATTATTACCTTGTGTTTGTGCTTGTCCTAATGTTGTCAAATCTGTTTGCTGTGCATTTGTATTGGCAGTGAATGAACTTGATGCTGCACCGGCTGCACCTCCCCCTCCAGATAATTGTGGAGCAGTTGGCATTGTTCCGGATTTATATTGTTGATTAGCAACAACAGCCGCTTGAGCTATTCCAATGGCAGCGGTGAATGCTGACCATGGTAAACCAAAACTAAGTGGAGATGCAGCAACCGCCTTCATCACACCACTGGCGGTATCCATTGCAATCTGTCCAATCTTAATGGCTTTGTCTCGCATGAACTGAGCCTTTTTAATTTTCTCTTCCTCTTGATAAGCCTTTAATTCAATTTGATATTTTTGTTGAGCAAATCTCTCTTCAATATCTTTCTTTTGATCAGCTGTCAATCCTTGTTGAGATAATTGAGCCTTTAAATTCTGATCAAGATTTGCAAGATCAGCATCTCTATTGGCTGCAATTTTATCCAGCCTATTCTGATCCATTTGATCAAGTACCTCATTTACTTTTTTAATCTCATCAAAATATTTCTGAGCTGTCTCTAATGCTTTCTGAATATTAGCAATTGTTTCATCTCTTTGTTTATTTGATTGATCTGTAGCCATATCATTGTACTTCTTATCAATGTCAGCTTTTTTCTTTCTATATTTTTCAGTCAGTTGATTTTCTCTATCAAGATATTCCTCTTCATCAATGAGACCAGCTTTTAAAGCATCCAACACAATATCTTTCTCACTTTCATAAGTAGCTCTCAAATCCATTAATTCATTGTCCTTATCTGAATTGAAAAGCCTTGTATATTTTTCTCTGATATCTCTCTTTCTCTGTTCTGTCTCAGCTAATTTTGCAAGCTCTTGATCGGAATATTTTTTTTGTAGATCAGCTTTGGCAATTAAAAACTGCATCTCAACTTGTGCCTCAAGTTCTTTGTCACCATGAGCTTGATCCATTCTTTTATCTCTTTGGATGACAAGCTCTTGTAATTCTTTCTCAAATCCAGCTTGCATCAATTCCATTGAAAGAGCAAAGCGATCATCTTCCTCTTTTATTCTTTTATCATTTGCAGCCTTTTCCGCTTCTGCAATCTCTTTCAATCTTTTTAACTCCTCTTGTTTTTGTTTTTCAATCCTTGCTTTGCGTTTTTCATAAGCTTCTTTGTTGGCATCCTCTCTTTTTTTATCCTCTTCAATTTGTAATATTGTTAAGTCTTGAGAATTCTTTTTATTTTCTTTGTATTGTTCTGTTGCTAATTTCTTTGTGTCCTTAAGTGATTTCTCTAATTTTTTTGCTCTATCACTATCCTCATCTCCAGTCTTTTTTAATAATGCAATCTCTGCCTCATAAGCTGCAATCTTTTCTTTCTGCATAGCAAGAATTGCTCTGCCAGATTTCAATGCTGCCTTGAGTTTCTTTTCCTCCATCTCCTCTGTATTCTTTCCAGCCGCTTGAGCCTTTCTGATTTCAAAGGATAGATTGTCATCCACAGCTTGAGCTTTCTTTTTCTCAGCTGCAATCTTTTTGTTCATCTCTTTTTCTGTGGAATCTGTCTTGGCCTTGGCATTAGCTTTCATCTTGGCTG